ACCACCAACGATGAGAGCTTCATTACCCGTGACATGACCATGCGCAGGTGGTGGATCGTATGCTGTGGCCGTGCACGCTTCGACTTGCGGTGGCTAAGCGACAACCGTGAGCAGATCATCGCAGAGGGTAAGGCCGCACTGGAGGCGGGTGAGAAGCCGGTGCTTCCCGTCGCGTTGCATGCGGATCAGCAGGCCAGTGTGGAGGGCGTACGTATGGAGCACCCCTACGAGGAGGCTGTCAACAAGTGGAGCAACACTCAGGAGACATGGGCTGTCGCTCATCTCCACATGGCCGTGGAGGGCGCGCTGGGGCGCACTGCGGTTTCGCTCAACATGCACGAGCTTCGCAAGTTTGGGGAGTCCATGCGCCTGGCCGGCTGGCGCAAAAGGCGCCGGTCGGAGGGTAACATCTGGGTGAAGGAAAAGCTGTAACTCTCATTGTTCCAGGGTACATTCCACGGTGCACTCCACGGTGCACTTTGGAGAAAGTCGTAGATAATCAGAGAAAAAGTAGGGTCGTTGGATTCCTTCAACTTTGGACGGTGTGGAGAGAGGATGGTGTCAGGTGTACCCTGCGTGCACCGTGGATGCACCGTGTAAAAGGCTCTTACGGTACATCTCGAATTCGTCGGTTTTACCGTCTATTATACCTATTATTACTATGTGTGTGTAGTGTGTGTACTGTAAAAGGTAGGGGTATGGACCCCCCTATAGCCCCGTAGCCTATAACCGGAGACCTCACGGTACACACGGTACACTCTCATTGACTTACGTCTATTGTACGTGGCATGTACAGCCCGGTACTTGTCATTCTAAATCCCTCTGCATATGCTGCGGGCTGCATGACATCGGCACCGATGCAGCTTCTTGGGTCCAAGACCCGCGCCCTGATGGAAAAGGGCGTGAAGTCCGGTGTACCCGCCGTGACAGTAGGTGGATCGCTGGCCATACCGCGACGGACCGTTGAACTGTGGATGGCCTGCGGAATGCGATGCCTTGAGCAGGGAATCGTGAAGCCCGAGGACCCGAAGAAACTACAGGAGTTCACGGGAGAGCGGATGATCGCGTGCGGCGACTGGTACATGCACGAGCTCAACTGCCGTGCGCTGGCACGCGTCGTCCTGACCACCGAGGCCGGCCTGGTTGGAGGCCTGGTGAAGCGGATGTGGGCCACAAGTAAGCGGAACCCGGAGATGCAGAAGTTCCTCTTCAACCGCTACACCCACGCCCATGGCATGGTGGAACCCAAGCAAGGCGTGCGCATCGAGACGGAAGTGGACGAGCTCCTGGGCGCGGGCACACCTACTAGTGGTGGGATCACGCTGTATCTGCCGCACAACGGACGCGAAGAGCCGACGAAGCCCATCGGCAAGCCCTCTGCGTCCGCACCAAAGAAGGTGCGCAAGTGAAGACATACGTGGCAGGGAAGAAGCTATACGTGCATACCTACGTCAAGCCGCTGGTGGCCGCTTGACCTACAACGTCGGTGACAAGGTCAGGGTCTACGACGACCGCTACCCTGTCGGTATCGAGGGTAAGGTCATCGACTCGTATGTGGATAAGGACGGTGAGTGGGCGGTGGTGAGCGTGGGTAAGGACGTTCAGTGCATGCCCATCAGCAAACTGCGCAGGGCGGCAGCATGACGACCGTCAGCTTCCTCGAGAGCGGCATTCTGCAGCCGCAGGCGGGCCCGCAGGAGGTCTTCGCCAGCACCAGCGCGGACATCGCCATCTACGGCGGTGCCGCGTTCGGCGGCAAAACCATGGCACTCATCATGGAGCCCATGCGCCACATCAGTCGCAGGGGCTTCAGTGCCACCATCTTCCGCCGCACCTACCCAGAGATCTTCGCGCCGGGTGGCTTGTGGGACACGGCCGAGATGATCTATCCCGGCCTGGGCGGCGTGCCCAAGTACAGTTCGGGCGAGTGGCATTGGCCGCAGCACGGCACGCGCATCAAGTTCGCGCACCTCCAGCACGAGAAGGACAAATTCAGCTGGATGTCGTCACAGCTGCCGCTCATCGAGCTTGACGAGCTCACCCACTTCAGCGAGGGCCAGTTCTGGTACCTCTCCAGCCGCAACCGTTTGAGCCGTCCGATGGGTGGGCTGCGCCCCTACATGCGCGCCGGGTGCAACCCTGACAACAACTCATGGGTCGCTGCGCTCATCGAGTGGTGGATCGACCAAGACACGGGCTTCGCCATCCCCGAGCGCAGCGGTGTCGTACGCTGGTTCGTCCGCGTCAACGGTGAGATGCGCTGGGCCGACACGCGCAAGGAGCTTGCCGAGTACGGCATGCCCAAGTCCTTCACGTTCGTGGCCTCCAAGATCTTCGACAACAAGATCGGCATGGCCACCGACCCAGGCTACCTCGCCAACCTGCAAGCCCTCCCCGCGTACGAGCGTGCGCAACTGCTGGACGGCAACTGGAAGGTCGCGCGCACCAACGGCGTTCGCTTCAAGAGGCACTGGTTCAAGGTCATTGACGCTGAGCAGCTGCCAATCATGGAGCGCATCGTGCGCTACTGGGACCGCGCCGCGACGGAGATCAGCCCCACCAACAAAGACCCCGACCGCACGGCCGGCTGTCAGTGGGGCCGCGGAGTGGACGGCTACTACTACGTGATGGACATGGCGCTGGACACGCTCACGCCTGGCGGTGTGAAGCGCCTCATCAGGGAGACGGCCAATCAGGACAGAGGCAACTACCCGGACGCCGAGGTATGGCTGGAGGAAGATCCAGGCCAGGCGGGAAAGGCTGAACGTGCCGACTACGCTGACTTCTTGGCTGAGTACGGTCCGCGCTTCAATCGGCCGACGGGCAGCAAGTGGGTACGCTCGGGACCGTTTTCTGCGGCTGCTGAAAGCGGGCGGGTGCGTGTGGTCAGGGCACCGTGGAACAAGAAGTTCTTCGACGAGCTCGAGTCCTTCTCCGACCCCGACGACTTGCTGCCAGGCGAAGAGGAAGGCCACGACGACCAGGTAGACGCTGGCAGCGGCGGGTTCAGTGTGATCGCAGTGCGTTCAGATCCACGTGTAAGGGGCACATGAAGATCCCACTCATCAGCTGGTTCCAGCGCAAGATCTCCATGGCAGGGTGGATCACCTCCTTCACGAAGGCGGGCCGCCCAGTCTGGACCGAGCGCAACTACGAGCAGCTCTCACGCGAGGGCTACATGAAGTGCGTCACCGTCTACTCCTGCGTGCGCATGTGCGCCAAGGGAGCGGCGCGTGTGCCCTTCATCATCCGCAGCAAGTCCACGAAGAAGGAGATCGAGGACCGCAACCACCCGCTCTGGAAGCTCCTGCACCAGCCCAACCCCTGGCAATCAGGCGCCACCTTCTGGGAGGCGGTCTACGCCTATCGCAAGCTGAACGGCAACAGTTACATTGAGGGCGTCGTGGGCGATGGCGACCCCGCGCCCATGGGCAAGGGGCGCCCGCCGGATCAGCTGTTCTGCAAACGCCCAGACCTGATGAAGGTAGTGGCAGGCAACTTCGGCACGCCGCTGGGCTACGTGTACGAGTCGATGGGAAAGCAGCAGACGTGGGACGTCGACCAGTTCGACGGCAGCGGCTCCATCATCCACTGGAAGACCTTCCACCCACTCAACGACTGGTACGGCTTCAGCGACATCGAGGCCAGTGCCTACGCCATCGACCAGCACAACGAAGCCGGCGCGTGGAACAAGGCGCTACTCCAGAACGCCGGCAGCCCCAGCGGCGCGCTCAGCTACGAGCCCAAGAACAACGAAGGGGCCACGCTCACAGAGCGCCAGTACAACAAGATCAAGGCGGACATCGAGGAGAACATGAAGGGCAGCCGCAACGCCGGCCGTCCGCTCATCCTCGACGGCGGCATGAAGTGGATCCAGATGAGCCTATCGCCGCGCGACATGGACTGGATCGAAGGCAAGCACGTCAGCTCTCGCGAGATCTGCCACGCCCATGGCGTGCCCCCATTCCTCCTCGGAATTCCCGGAGATAGCACTTACAATAACTACAAGGAAGCGCGACAGGGATTGTACGAGGACACCATCCTGGCCGACGTCGACAGCCTGTGCGACGAGCTCAACATGAAGCTCGCGCCGCTGTTCGGTGAAGACATCGAGGTTTGGTACGACGAGGACGAGATCCCCGCGCTGGCCCCCAAGCGTGAAGCCAAGTGGCTGGCCGTGACCAACGCCACATGGCTCAGCATCGACGAGAAGCGTGAAGCCACCGGCTACGAGCCCATCGGCAGCGAGGAGGCTGAAGCCATCCTCATCCCCAGCACGCTCACGCCGCTCGACGGCATCCTCGACGCGCCGCTTGATCCGCACGTGGACCCCATCACCGGGAAGCCCCTGCTGCCTGATCCGAACAAGCCTGACCCCAACGCCGACCCCAAGGATGAGGGCATGAACGTCAAGATGATGCGCGCTGAGCGCCGCCTTGCCGAAGCCCTCGTCCGCCACTCCAGCAAAGGATAGACATGCCCTACGAGAACGAAATCAAGGCTTCCAAGGAGCTCCTCGACAGCATCGAGGTGGAGCTCATGGCCAACGAGCTGAAGGGCACCATGGATGGCATGTCCATGAACCACTACCCGGCCAAGGAGTCAATGGACATCAGCGTCCAACACGGCCCATCCAAGGAGGAGCGCGACAAGGCCGTCAAGCGCGCCCACGCGCTGGCCAAGGACTACGGCTTCAAGCCCACCGACGCGAGCGTCAGCACCGGCGGCTACGGCGACAGCCACAGCACGCGCGTCAGCTACAACCGCCAGAACGCCGCGACGTTCTAGTGCTCAACGTTCGCGGAAAATCTGCGCGTCGTAGGGAGTGGAGTGCGCAAGTGCGCATGTCCCTCGCCTTCGAACGTGGGTTGACCGCGAAGCTGCGCAGGGAGTTCAAGAAGACGGCCTCTATCGCGGCGGAGCAGGCGCGCACGGCGCACCACGTGGACATCACCGGCGGCCACCTCAGCAGGCTCCAGTCCATCATCCGGCCCTATGTGCGCAGCGCCTTCAGGGCCTTCTACCTGCGCCTGGCGCTGGAAGCCGGCACGAAGGCGGCGCCCGCAGTGCTGGAGCGGAAGTGGACGGAGGACGAGCTCAACCAGGAGATGGAGAACTACATCAGACAGGTGACCTTCGCGCGCCTGGGTGATGTGAGCAAGACCACCGGCAAGCGCATCGCCGATGCCATCGCCGACGGCCACAAGGAGGGCCTCACCTGGGACGCAATCGCTGACCGCATCGTGGAGACCACCTCCGGTGACATCGGTGACGCGCGGGCGCGCACCATTGCCAGGACGGAGATGCACAGTGCGTCACAGGCTGGCAGCATTGCAGCCGCCGAGGATTTAAACATCCCCGGTCTGCGGAAGCAGTGGACGGCCGTCTCCGACGAGCGCACACGTCCAGACCACGTCGACGCCGACGGGCAGATCGTGGACATGGACGAACCTTTCGAAGTGGGCGGCGAGTCGCTCGATTACCCGGGCGACCCCGCCGGATCCCCTGAAAACACAATCAACTGTCGGTGCGTGACAACGTACACGACGGACAAGGAATAGCCCCATGGCCAAGTACTCCAACACCCTCCGCGATCGTTCAGGCGGCGTCCTGGGTGGCAAGTCCATCAGCGTCTACCTGGCCTCGACGATGGCACTGGCCGCGCTGACGGACGACCTCGGCGCGAGCATCGCCAACCCGGTCGTGACCAGGGGCGATGGGTACTACGAGTTCAACTGCGCGTCGGGCCTCTACAACCTCCTCGTCGAAGGCAACATGGTCGGCAACGTGCTGATCGGCCTGCCCATGATCGCGCCAGGCCAGCGCGCGGTGAACACCCTGCGCGTGGCCTCCGACGTGGTCAGCGCCACGAAAGTCACCATCGGCGCCGATGTCCTCGAGATCGAGATCGTCAACACCGACTCGACGGATGTCACGGCCGGTGGCAGCTTCGTGCCCACCACGGGCATCACCATCCTGGCGGCCACCTACCCACACCTCTCGACCACGCTGGGCACACTGATCCGCGTCGACGACGAGATCATGCGCCTGGTGAGCAAGACGGCCACGACTCTGACCTACTCTCGGGGGCAGTCGGGCACAACGGCGGCCACGCACGCAGATGCCGCCGCCATCTACAAGGGCGATGGCATCGCCGTCGGCTCGACGATCGCCGTGGGCCTGGTGACCACACTCACGCCCACCGCCTTCACGCCCGCCCTCGTCGCGGACTTCAATGCGCTGGGCACCGAGCCCATCACCATGACGCAGATCAGCGTCAACGAGATCCTGCTCACTGCTGACAACATCGGCGTGGTGGTCACGGCCTGCACTGAGAACCTTGCGGGCGCGAACAACGCCTTCAACGCCGCTGCCATGTACGGCGGCAAGGCGCAGGCGCTCACCAACGTCTCCGTCCAGCAGCGAGTACCGCTGGCGCAGGAAGTGACGCTGGGCAACCTCCAGTTCAGCTACGGCTTCACGCCGGCGCTCGTCGTCGTGCGCGTCTGCCCCACCGCCACGCCCGGCCTGGACAAGCTGTGGGACGGCGTGCCCGCCATCGCGGGTGGCCTCGTCACCCTTGACAACGCCGGCACCACCGACTGGGCCGCGACCGACACCGTCACCGTCATCGCGATCGGCTAAGGAGCCAACCCATGGACCGCATCCTCACCTCCTTCGAGATCAAGTCCCATGCCGGGGACAACGGCGAGTTCGTGGGCTACGGCGCAGCCTTCGGCAACATCGATGCGGGCAAGGACCTCATCGAGAAGGGCGCCTTCAATGACAACATGATGGAGCACAAGGCGGCCGGCACCATGCCCGGCATGTTCTGGGCCCATGATGGCAAGGAGCCGGTCGGCGAGTGGAAGTCCTGGACCACCGACGACAAGGGCCTCCTCATGGAGGGCAAGATCTGGATCGGCAAGGGCATCCCTCGCGCCGAGCAGGCGTATGCCCTGCTGAAGTCCAACGGGCCCAAGGGCCTGTCCATCGGCTTCAAGGTGCGGGACGGCGGCGACCGCTACGAGCAGAAGACCAAGGCGCGCATCCTCAGCAAGCTGACCGTCGGCGAAGTGAGCATCGTGCCCTTCCCGATGAACAGCAAGGCCAACATCATCTCCGTCAAGTCGGAGCTCAACGACCTCTCTTTCAAGAATGTGGACGGAACGCTCAAGACCATCCGAGAACTGGAAAGCATCCTCCGAGATGGGGGACTCTCCGACCGCGAAGCCAAGGCACTCTTGGCCGGCGGGTACTCCAAGGCGGTGGCACCGCGAGATGCGGTATTCAGCAGCGACATCCTGGACACGATCCGCAAGTACGTCTAACAACCACCGCCGCAACACGGCACAAGACAAGGAAGCAATTCATGCCCGAGATCACCGCAGAAGAAGTCAAGAAGGCCATCGACGACATGGGCGCAAGCAACCATGCCCGTCTCAATACCTTCCAGACCCAGATCGAAGAGATCAAGAAGAACGGCACCGTCGCCGCCGAGACCAAGGAGCGCCTCGACAAGATCGTCAAGGACATGGCGGAGTTCGAGTCCATCAAGGCCATGCCCGAGCGCCTCAAGCTCATCGAGGCCAGCCTGAAGCGCGCCGGCTACAACAAGGACGGCCAGAAGGAGCTGCCCGCGGACGCCGAGGAGGCCAAGACCAGCTGCGAAGGCTGGATGCGCAGGGGCGAGAACATCACCTCCACCAACGAGTGGAAGTACGAGAAGCACT